GAATTTCAGATATAAAAAAGTTGTGCTTTTGATGGGAGCCAATGCCACCGGCAAAACAAGCCTCGGAAAAGCTCTGGCAAAGATTTTCAAGTATATCAATACCGGTAATACGGCGTTGCTCTTGGAATTGGTAGAACAGAATGCAATCGGGACATTTTCCGTTGATTTTGTAAATGACGGTTATGTTTTGCACCGGTTTGAAGGACGCATAGAAACCGCAACAGCTGCCGTGGAACTTCGTCATTGCTCTGCTGTTATCGACGAAAAAGACTCTTATGAAAAATGCGTTGCTAAGTTCGGTGAAAAATCGATACTCCCCAATGCCGAAGTGAAAACACTTCGGGAGGTATTCGGCGAACTCAACTATCGGTTTGCTTATCCTGAAATAGAGTCTACCCTGAATCTTTCGGGTGTAAAGAAGGAAACATTGCTCCGTACATTGCGAGCTGTTATCGGAACACTTGACCCGACCTTGACCGATGTATCTGAATCAAAGGATTTGCGGGATTCTTTTATCATCCGAAGAAAAGGGACAGAAATTATCATTCAGGACGGTAAACTGCTCAATCGGGATGTTTTGTCGAGCGGGACCGCAGAGGGTGTCGATATTGCGATCTTCTTAGCTGCAATCATGTCGGAGGCTAACAGCTTTTATTATTGCGATGAGCATTTTTCGTATGTGCAAACGGACATTGAAAAGCGCATTTTCGGTATTATGGTTGACTGCCTGAAAGAGAATGAGCAACTGATCTTTACTACGCACAATACGGATATGCTTGATTTGAATCTTCCGAAGCATTCTTTTGCGTTTCTGCGCAAAACCGTAGAGGATGGCGAAGCAACGGTGTCTGTAATTTTTGCTTCCGATATTCTCAAGCGCAACACGGATTCCATTCGGTGTGCAGTTGAAAACGATGTTTTCGCTTCGCTTCCCAATGAATCGCTTTTGGATTCTCTCGATAGGGGGTGGGACCATGAGCGGGAATAACTGCATCTATTTTTGCGAAGGCTCCTGTGATGAGGTGTTTATAAAGGCACTCAAAGAGAAACCGGAACTCATTACTCCGGGCAAGACCAAGGTGCTGAATGTCATTTCAACCTACATTCCGAGATCTGTTCTGATGACGGTGAAACCCGGTACTACGGTGGTTTTTGTTTTCGATACCGATGTGCCGATTACCGAAAAACTCAGAAAAAATATTGAGTATATTAAAACTTATTGCGGAAAATCCAAGTTGGTATTTCTACCGCAGGTGCAGAACCTTGAAGATGAGATTATCCGCGCTACCGATGCGGAGAGAATTACAGACATTACACAGAGCAGAAGTCTGTCCAATTTCAAGACTGCATTTTGCAGGATATCCAATCCGAGAGCGGTACTGACAAAGCATCAGCTCGATGTTATGAAACTTTGGACGACAGAACCCCCGGAAGTGTTTGCTTTCCTGCCTCAGAATAGCGGTTCAGTAAAGGTTTAACATAATCTCTTTATGGAGAAGCGGTGAACAACTGCTTCTCCGTATTTTTATTATTACAGAAACAGCAACCCCCGCGCATCGTACACACTTTCGGCAGACACATTCCCGCACCGAATTGCACGGTCGAGCGCCATAATGGCAGCAACCGCACCGTCTATTTTTTCGGTGCTTTTTTCTTTGTCCGGTTTGATATTTCCGGCGGGATCGGTGCGAATGTAAATGTTGTCCATCATCCACCGTAAAACCGGATGCCCGCCGTGTGCGATGCGCTGCTCCAACACCAACTTCATCAGTTCCTTGGTGGGAGGTGACATGTCCTTAAAACCCTGCCCGAAGGGAACAACCGTGAACCCCATACCCTCAAGATTCTGCACCATTTGTACGGCACCCCAACGGTCGAAAGCAATCTCGCGGATATTGAACCGTTCCCCCAACCGTTCAATGAATTTTTCAATGTAACCGTAGTGAACCACATTACCCTCAGTCGTTTGTAAAAATCCCTGCCGTTCCCATACATCATACGGAACATGGTCGCGGTTGACTCGAAGGGGGAGATTGTCTTCCGGCAACCAGAAGTACGGCAGAATGATGTATCTGTCCGTCTCATCCTCCGGCGGGAATACAAGAACAAACGCCGTAATATCCGTGGTGGACGAGAGGTCAAGTCCTCCGTAACACACACGACCTTCCAGGTCATCTTCCGATACGCCAAGAGAACAGGCATCCCACTTGTCCATCGGCATCCATCTGACCGACTGCTTGACCCATTGATTGAGGCGCAGCTGACGGAAGGAATTCTCCTCACCGGGGTTCTGCTTTGCCGAGTCGCAGGCGGCTTTGACCTTGTCTATACCGATGGTTTCTCCGAGAGAGGGATTGGCTTTTTTCCATACCTTTGGGTCAGTCCATTCTTCATCCATCCCGGCGCCGTAGATGACAGGGTAGAAGGTCGGGTCGATTTTCCTGCCTTCGATGATGTCCAATGCCTTCTGATGCACCTCGTAGCAGATGCTTTCGGTGTTGTTTCCGGCAGTGGTGATGAGAAAGTAAAGCGGTTGCATACGGGCATCGCCGGACCCCTGCGTCATGACATCGTAGAGCTTCCGGTTTGGCTGTGTATGTAACTCGTCGAAGATAACCCCGTGGGTATTGAAGCCGTGTTTGTTTGCCACATCCGCAGACAGCACCTGATATTTGCTTTTGGTCGGCAGGTATTCGATGATTTTCTGCGACTCGGTGATTTTGACACGCTTCTCGAGAGCGGGGCAGAACCGGACCATGTCCACGGCAACATCGAATACGATTTTTGCCTGGTTACGGTCGGCGGCACAGCCGTAGATTTCGGCGCGCTGCTCACCGTCGCCGCAGAGGAGCAGAAGTGCTACCGCTGCGGCAAGTTCGGATTTTCCGTTTTTCTTGGGAATTTCAATGTATGCGGTGTTGAACTGCCGATACCCGTTCGGTTTGAGTGTTCCGAACACATCCCGGATGATTTGTTCCTGCCAGTCCATCAGTTCAAACGGCTTTCCCGCCCATGTGCCTTTCGTATGACAGAGCGCCTCGATGAAGGATACGGCATAGTCGGCGGTTGGCTTATCGTAGTGCGAACCTTTTGCCATAAATACCGTCGGTTTATATTTTTTCAGCTTTCGCACGGAAACCGCCTCCTTTCTGCGGGCATAAAAATAAGACCCGATGCGGTCTTTTCGGTATAACAGAGAAAAGAGCCAATCGGCTCCTTTCCCAGATTTGCTTATTTATAACGGATACCTGTTACAGCCGGCTGCGGTGCAGGTCGAGAATTTCCTCCTGCTCCTCGGGAGTGATGCCGATACTTTCAAGAGCTTCACGGATTCCGCATTCGGGGCAAATCGGTGTTGCGTTGTCGACTCTGGAAAGGGCGGGGTGTCCGGTGTAATGCTGCCCGCATTTCGGGCAGATTTTGATATTGCTTTGTTCTTCTGTTTTCATTTTTTGTCTCCCATACTGTCCGCAAGTGCTCTGCGGAGAAATTTTTCATTGAAGCCGAAATCCGTGTAACCTTGTCTGCAAACCGATACATACTGTGCAGATGGTAGCCCGAGGTGCCTTTCCTCATGCATGATATACAGAAAGGCGTCCAGAATCTGCTCACGGTCACCGTAAAGACTGCGGACATTCAGTTTTACGGATTTTTTGTAATAGAAGGCAGGATAGCCTTCATAACGGTCCAGATTTTTCTCATCTGTTTCATCGACTTCCCATACGCCGAGCGGGACGGTGGAACCGCGGTGCCGTTCAACCGTTAGGTAAGCCCCTGTTTTGCTTCCCTTGAAAAGGAGGCGGTATCCGTCAAGGGTTGCCGTACCGACGGGAACGGCATTCGGACACCGAAACCGCATTTGCCGTACATTGAGGTTGCTGCCGTATGCGAGGTAGTACTTTTTCATTGCCTTCACCTCCTCAAACCCTGGCGGTGCGAAATGCCGCATCGCCGGGAAGTCTTTTCGTCAGAATATCTCTTGCGGTTTTGAATTCATCACCGATGAATCCAAGGCGGAGAAGCCAGGTTCTCATGGCATACTTGGGATTTTCATTTTGCTGAGGCTTTGCTGAGGCTCCGCTGACCTCTTTTGCCATTTCGGAAAGGGCAAGGCAAAGCTGAATATAGCTTCTCAACTGTCCTGCGTGAAGACCGTTTTGCTTTCCGTCGGCAGGAGCATCGAACTGAAAGAGCCGAAACTCGACTGTGCCTTTTGTGAAGGTGGCATGGTAGTTGAGCATATGGTATCGGCTGCCGTTGTAGTGCTGTGTCCGTCCGAAATCCGCATTTTGGCTGGTGTACCAAATGTCCGCAAACCGTGCCATTGTGGTGGGCTTTTTCAGGTTCAGTTCCCGAAGGAAATCGGGGTCGACCGTCCTGCAGTATCTTGCCACCCGATTACGGTCAAGGGCAAGTGCATCCGAGAGGAGACTTTCATGGCTTGCCATGATGTTGGCAAGATTGCGCAGCGTTTTCGGTGTGTGACCGTTCGCTCCGATGTGAATATGTACGCCGCATCCTCTGGTGGCATCGCTTTTGGCTCCTGCCTTGCGTAAAATCCGGATGATTTCCTGTAAGGTGTCTATGTCGGAATAGGTGAGAATCGGTGTGACCATTTCACACTTTTCACTCTCTGGACCGGCAATGCTGACATCCTTTTGGAACTTCCAAACTCTGCCGTCCGTGTCTTTACAAGCCCAGGAGCAGTAACCGTATTCACTGGCAGCATTCCAGGCTGTTGTCCCGAAGAATTTTGCAACCGTGCGGGCTGCCTGTTCCCTTGTAATGCTGTTCATTTCGACTTCAACTCCTACGGTCTGGTTTTTCATGCTGGCAATCTGATTTTCGACTTTTGCATTCATTTTCATTCCTCCGTTTTGGGGTGAGCCCCCGCTTCGTTGTGTGTATATTAACTCTAAAGCACACAAATATCCAGTCAATTCGGAGAAATATAATACACAGTCTTTTACCCTGAAAACGGCTGATATTGCAGCAGTTTTCAGAGCTTTTTTTCATCAGAAATCACCCTGCAGAAGTCCTCACCGTAAACAACGCTCAGCCGGCTTCCGTTATCCCAGGCAACCGCAACGGAGCCGATGTCGTCAACACCCAGCACGGTTCCTTTCGTGCCGACGGGCGGTGCTTGCGGGTCGTCCATTGTCACAAGCTCGACCCGTGTGCCCCTTGGAAACCGCTCACGAAGGGCGTGTAGGGCTTCTTTTGAGATCATTCGCATACTTCCGCCTCCGACCGCTGACCGCTTCTGAAGGCGGAACTGCCCGCCAGGTTGCGGAGGAGTATCTTCCGAGCGGATTTGTATTCCGCACCGATGAAGCCCAGACGAAGCAGGAAACAGCGGAATGCGTACTTCTCGTTGTCGGTCGGCTTTTCCGTTGCGTTGACCCGTTTCCGATTCCGTGCCATTTCGCACAGCTTGCAGATGAAGGTGTCGTAGGCATTCATCTCGTCCGGGGTGGGTATAGCCGAGAACCAGGGGAAAGATACCTTCGTGTCCGTGACTTTCAGCGGCAGGTCATTCACGCCGAGCGCTTTTTTGATGAGATTGCCTTTTGCGGCAATGAGTGCCTTGAGGTTTTCCAAGCTGCCGTCGGTGAAAAGGTGCTTCGGCATGGAGATGCAGACGGCGCAGGACTCGTCCGTTTCGGGGATGACCTCCTCGGTGTGGCTCTGGTCAATGTCAAAGCCCTCATCGTAGATGTGCTCCAGGAGCCGCTCGATGACCTCGCTGTCGGCGCGGTCGTCAAAGGACAGGTTGCCGTTTCGGTCAACGGTGAGGTAGTCCACCTCGTAGTTAAAGGTAGGTGCCCCGCAGTATTTTGCGGGAATCCCGAGCCAATCGGAAATTGTTTTCACCAGACGCTTGCGCTCTGCACCGGTTGCGTGGATTGTGACCGTCATTACGCCCACCGTCCTTTGAAAGTTTCGCCCTCGGCGTAACCGTCGGCATCGAAGATGTTTATCCGAACCCAGCCGTTGCGCTGATTGGTGGAAACAATGATGCGGTCGGAGAAGATGCTCAGAAGAATATCCTCACCGTCCGCATTTACACCGGAGTATGCGGTTTCGCTTTCACCGAATTCCCGCATCAGCGTCCTGCGAACCTCGCAGCGGTCAAAGTCCTTTGCCAATTCATTCAGCCGCATCCGTTTGTTCATATCCATGTTGCGACCACCTTACGCTTCAAGCAGCTCTTTGAGCTTTGCGTTGACCTGTGCCGTACCTTTGGCGATTTCCTCGGTGTAGCCCTTGGAAAGCACCACCTGGTCGAGTCCGTTCACACCGAGCATGTACTTGTGGTCGCCGAACTTTTCGTTGACCTTGTACCAAAGGCTCTTCGTGCGCTTCTGAATGACTGCCAATCCTGTTTTCTTTGCCATTTTATTGGCCTCCCTTGTTTTCTTTCGGTAGTCACATATTACCATAAGGGTCGGCATATATCCAGCTATATCTGCACATTTCCGGTGTAGATTATATTGGGTCATTCTTGGCGTATAACTGTGCATACCACACAATCCCGCAGAGTACGAACCATACGCAGGGGAGAGCCACGCCGTTGCCCCACATTTTGTATTCGGCAGCATCGGAGTGCGGAGCTTTCAGCCATTTTCGAATCTGTGCGTCCGACTTCATTTTGCAACCGGTGACGGCGGCGTAGGTTTTGAATACCTTGTGCCAAAAGTACATCTCCTCGTCGGTAGGTTTTTCCGTTTCGAGATTCGCACACCAACCGTCAGGAAATCCCTGAAGGCGGGCGCATTCCGTCGGATTGAGTCGTCAAAGGGGCTTCCGAGGGTCAAAGCTTTATTCATCTTGTGATTCTCCTTGTCAGCTGCTCAGCCACCAGTCAAAAACCGCCTGCCCGTCCGACCATTTTTCGGTGGTCGGCTTTCCTTCGGCTGCTCTTTTTTCAAGCATTTTGTCGAAGGCGCGGATGTAGGCTTTCCGGTAGCCGGGGTAACGTCGGAACTCCTCCAGGCGCAGATGCCTCCCGGCCATAGGACAGCCAATGCAGCCGATGCGCTTGAAGCCGCATTCATAGAGCGGATTGCTCTTGCAACCGTAGTGGGCGAGAAATTCCCACACATCTTCATCT